CTTGGATCACCAAGCCTTGCTGAGATGAAACAAAAGATGGATCCGAAACACAAATTACAAACAAAAACATTTAACACACAAACATGCACGAAGAAACAAGTTGGTGCGACATGTGTGGGGCCTGTAGCTTCGTTCGCTTACGTCTGCAGGTCCTGTACATGCAATGCTGCGAATGCATTGGCTAATCGGCATGGCATGCGCCAACCACCGATTACCCAAAGTTTCGACATTGGCCGCGCCTTTTGTGAAAGCATTTTGCCCGAAGTTCAAAATTGGTACGCTGAACATGCATACACATTTGAGGATTGGCTCATTAAATGGCCTGAGCGACGTCGTGCTGAATTTCGTGACGCATACTTAGAACTCCACTCGTCCATGCAAAACATCCACAAGGGTCGTTGCATGGTCAAGCGGGAGGTTTATCATCGTCCCGTACAGAAGGCAAGACTCATTCAATTCTATTATAATGACGTCGTCCAAGTGCACGTTGCACACAAAATGTACAGCATTCAGAAAGCGCTTTGCGCAGTACTCAATGGACAAACTGTCTACCACCATGGTCAAGGTGTATTTGGCCATGGCAAGGAGACGATCACCGTTTGCATCGCATCCTCTATGAATGCGCAGCAGATTGGAGATTGGGCCCACGATTGCGAAGATGATGGATTCACATTTTTATACGAAAGGGATGGTAGTTCATGGGATGCAACACAGCAGCGAGCACATTTCGACTTGAAAAACATAATCAATGATGGAATCGATCCCGAGGTTGGCGCATTCGTGCGTGCCTGTGAGAAAGTTATGTTCACGTTCAATGACTTTTCGGGTCATGAACCACGGTGCCTGAGATATTTACTCTCAGGCACCGTGAAGAGTGGACATAACGACACCACTTCAGGCAACAGCCTCGTGAACGCTGCCCTGTTGGTTATGGTTTCGGTGATCTTGCGTATCAGTACGAGGATTATCGTGATGGGCGATGACTGCTTGATGGCAGTCAATCGCCCATTCGATATGACCCGTGCTGAGACGCTTGAGAAAGAAATGGGAATTCTGCCAAAAGTCATCCCACGACCCCACGCTTTTGTTGATGCGTCATTCATCAGTGGCATTTTTGTACCAACAGTCAATTCATACGTACTCGCACCACTACCAGGACGCCTGTTATGTCGTTTGTTTTGGTCGGTCAAACCTCCACCACCCAAGAAGTTGCGGGCATATCAAAGGGGTATTGCGTTGGGTCTTCTGCCAGTTTGCTGGCCCATCCCAATTATCCGTCGATTGTTAGCTAACTTCGCTGATGAGGGAGAAACGATCACCAATGAGAAATGGCACCATCATTACCGTTCAGCCACACCTGACTATGATGAAAGTAAGGTGCGGCTTTGGTTTTTGAACAGATATCCTGTGTTGTGGGAGGACGTGTTAGACTGTGAGGACATGTTGTATTTCGCGAAAACATCATGCTTCATCAGCCATCCTGTGATTACAGCAATGATCACGGTTGATGCTGAGGACGCTGATGTCCTGGGTGACTATTGATTTGTTCTTGAATCGTAGTTAGTTTTCACACTTGTTTACATTTTTCCCAAATTCATGCTCCATGGCACTTACGCCAAAGCAACGCGCTGCAGTCGTCAGAGAACGCAAAGAACACGGAAAGCAAAAGGCCGACAAAATGAAAGACTTTTTCTCGGGCCAAGACTCAGTCAACGACAACGTGAAGGTTGTCAACCGGAAGACTCGTCCACGTCTGCGCGTTCAGCGGGATCAGCCCGTCCGCGCACCGAAAGACGGGTTGCGAGAGGCTCTGGAGGAAGAACGCTTCAACACAGCTGCTTGTTATGCTTATGGTTTTGTGGATCCTAGATACCCATCACGTGGTCCATCATCAGAGGTGAACAG